TTGTCTCTAGTTCTGCCCAAGCAACAACATGGACGGTGGCAACCGCATCCGTGGCCACCAGCGCATCATATGCTCCTACGGGTTGGGACTCTGTTACTAGTAAGCCTGTCGGACTAGTAAGTAGTTCTGCGCAGGTGAGTTACATCAGCATCTCAGATGTGTCGGTGGGCATTGTCTCTAGTTCTGTCCAGACAGTGGCGAACATCGCAAGTCAAAACATTGCCCCTACAGCGGTATCCGCAACGTCACTGAGTGGCTCACTTTCTGGTAGCGTAGTTGACTCATTATTTGAGAACTATTCAGAAACAGTAGCAACGCCTTCTATCAGTACAAACACACTGACCTTGGACTTATCCGCAGCGAACGTGTTTGATGTGTTAGTAGACGCAAACATCACCACACTTACGTTAAGTAATCCTGCTGTCTCAACTACCGCCGAATCATTTACGTTGATTGCTCGTTACGATGGGACGCGAACAATTACGTGGCCCGGAACGGTGAAATGGCCGGGAGGTACTGCGCCCACCATCAGTGATGCAAGTGGTTCTATTGACATCTTTACATTCGTCACGGTTGACGCAGGTGCAATTTATTTTGGCACATTAGCTGGTGCGGGGTTCGCCTAATGTTAGCGTTTAGAATGAGAAGTAGTGGTGTTATTGCTGCTGAGGGTCCGCGAGTTGAATCGAATTGGGGTACTACTAATGACAACGGTTCAAGTGCAACCATCGCCAACTGGCGTATGTTAGGTGGTACGTCTCCTGATTTGCCTGATATGATTCTAGAGAGTATTAGTGTAAGAACCAACGATACCAGCAACCAACCCCGGTTGTTTATCTATCAGGGTGGAACATCATTGGACTTGGAAGGTGCTACACTAATTGAAGATTTTGGACAAATTGATATTTCTACGCCATCGGGAATTCAGTACAGAACATTTACTTCACCGAGTCGCCCTGCCCTGCCACGAAATACATTGATTTGGGTGGGGTTGAACGCTAATGGCGAAACGTTCAACTGGCGTTGGGCCAACAACAATACTGGCAGTAATTTTGATTACAACATTATACTTATCAATTTTACAGGATTTGGCACAAATTATCCAATAACCTCTGTTCCAGACCCAATTCCAGCGGTGACTACGAATACAAGTACACTGTGGCGTAGAATTTATTTAACATATTCAGTACCGGAGTAAAACATGTATGCACTAGTAGAAAACAACGTGGTGACCAAGCGTGTAACCACACTACCAAAGTCATTCCAAAATATCAGCAATTTTCATGCATTACCACCAAAGACACAACGTGCGTATGGTTGGTATCCGTTTGTTCAAGATATACCGAACTATAACAGCGTTACTGAACGAGCCAATCCAATCGGATTTACTATTACAGAAACTCAAGTCATTCAGAACTTTGAAGTAGTGTCACGAGAGATTGAGATTGTCCCACTAACCAAACTACAGTTCAGAAGCAGATTCACACTTAATGAACTTATTGCCATTGAAGTAACTCAACTCACACACGCCGATACCACGGTTAGAGCAACGCTTAAAGTCTTATCAGACAATATTATTGCTGCTGACTCCATTGACGTTACTGATAGTAGAACACAAATGGGTGTAGGTGTCCTCGTACAAATGGGGTTGCTCACACAAGAGCGCGCCACCGAAATTCTCACGCCATGACGTATAAGGGTTGACATGTACAGTTCATACAGTTATATAGTATACTATGACTAATATTCATGACTCTGAATATTCTACTATTATACCATTTGGAAAGTTTAGAGGAAGCAGTCTTGGTGAAATTGCCGAGAAGGCTCCCTCATATCTAAATTGGATGGCAGGGAAAGAGGGGATTCCCCCGTTTTGGAGAGACGCCGCCGCCGCAGTAATGATGGGAGAAGTTCTTGTTCCAATGGCTACTGCCCGGATCGTTGAGGAGGCTTCCCCCGATCTGTATAATGGTCCTAAGCCAGAACTAACTAGCTTGGGGAAGGGTAGCATTGGAATCTCATTTGGGTTTGATCATCCGTTAAAAGAGAGATTTAAGCGAGAAATTGATGGCCGCGTATGGTCACCAAAAGTCAAGCTGTGGAAATTTCCTGCGGTCAAGCTTCCTAAAGTAATCGATTTATTTGGCGGCACAAAAAGTGTCATGGCAGATAAAGAGACTAAAGTACTATACAAAGAAGAAATAGCGAGAAGTGTAGAGCTAGATACGATTCGAAAAAAAGATGATGCTGATATCAAAATTAAAACAAAGCTTGAGCTATACCCATATCAGAAAGTTGGCGTAGAGTTTATTGCTCGTGCAGGAGGTCGTGCATTTGTAGCCGATGCCATGGGACTGGGAAAAACTGCACAGGGCATCGGCTATGCAGTATATAAATCTCGGCGCACCCTCGTTGTCTGTCCAAAATCTGTCGTAGTCAATTGGGTGCGAGAGATTAAAAGATTTGCAGGTAAGTCAGCATGTGTGTGGCTGTCAAAAGGAAAAGCGGGTAGAACTAACGCGCAATTTCATGTCATCAATTATGACATCGTAGATAAGCATGCCGCCGAACTCAACAAGCAAGGGTTCGATCTGTTGATATGTGACGAAGCAACGTATCTCAAAAATCGCAATACCAAGCGATCAAAGGCAGTGCTTGGGTTCTATAAAGAACGCAAGGTATATCCGGGTATCAACACCGAAGATGTTATTTTTTTGAGCGGGACGCCTATTCTCAATCGCCCCATTGAGGCGTTTCATCTATTGAGTTTTTTGGACAAGAAGCGTTTCAATAGCTTCTGGCATTTTACAGAAAAGTTTGGTGGGTGGCGTGGTGAGCCGAGCCGTAATTTGAATGAGTTGCACGATGCCACCAAAGAACTTGTTATCCGCCGCCTAAAGTCCGATGTGCTTGATGAATTGCCAGCCAAACAGCGCAACGATCTTGTAGTAGAGATGACGCCCATAGATCGTAAGCAGTATGATTCTATGATCAAAAAGCTGTTTCTGAAATGGGGTGCATCCGGTAAGCCCTCTGTTGCAGATATGCCAGCTATCCAATCGCTTTTGATTGAGAAAAAGTTGCCTCGGGTGAAAGAGATGATCGATGAGTTGATTGAAGCTAATCGTAGTGTGTTGGTGTTTTCGTGTTACATTGATCCTCTTCATCAACTCAACGAACATTATGGCAACGCTTCGGCACTAATTCATGGAAAGATGAATACGGCACAACGCCAAAAAACTATTGATGCGCTATCTACCGGCACCGCCCAAGTTGGCCTCTTTGGTATTAAGTCTGGTGGAATGGGAATTGATGGCTTGCAGCACAAGATTGATACTGTGATTTTCTTGGATCAAGATTGGGTACCGGCAAACCATGAACAGGCAGAAGATAGAGTTCACAGAATTGGGCAAGATAATCAGGTACAGATTTTCTATATGGTGTGTGAGAATACCATCGATGAGTACATGCGAGAAATCTTGGTAGAGAAGCAACGAATCATTGATACGGTAGTCGATGGAAAGCTTATCAGTGGGACACGTACAAAGAGCGTTTTTGGGGAATTTGTACGTCGTATTAGTTCTGCGTATAAAGCCACCCAATTAGAGTTTGCCGAAATTATAGACGAGTGAAAACAATGGTTACCATTCAAGAGAATCTTACACAGCGCATGATGCCACTTGATCGACCGGGAATAGTAATAGATCCCATCAATCAAGTGGCATCATTTTATCTCTATAATCTATCTGGACAATTTGTTGGATATCAGAGATATGATCCTAATGGAAATAAGAAGAAAAATAACGATGAAGATGGTAGATATTACACATATGCAATAAAAGAGGGAGAAAAGTCTCGTAAGATTGCAGTATGGGGGATTGATACACTTTACATGTATAGTCCTGTATTGTTCGTTACTGAGGGGATTTTTGATGCAAACCGAATTCACCTTGCAGGGCATGCTGCTATTGCAGTGCTATCTAATAGCTCAAAGGCGCTTCTAAGCTTCTTTGCGGCCCTGCCTATACCCACTATTGGAATCAGGGACGATGACCCCGCAGGAGAGAAAATGGGGCGCATGACTAACTATGCACACACAGTTCCATCTCCGTACCACGATTTGGATGATATGCCGCAATGTGAGGTTCAAGAGTTCGTTGATAAAATCCTCAACGAAATAGGTCTAGATGGCTAGTTATATATGTCGCATACACACACTTAGGAGTTTACATGTTGAATAATGATGCCCCCACAGAAATTATCGAATTGCCAAGTAAGGGCTGGTTTTATCCGCCTGAACATCCATTGGCAAGTGGGGAAGTTGAGTTGTATTATATGACGGCCAAGCACGAAGATATTTTGACATCTCCGAATTTGCTCCGTAAGGGTACGGTGATTGATGAACTACTTAAAGCTTTGATTGCCACCGAGGGAGTAGATTATACGGATCTGTTTATTGGAGATCGTAATGCAGTGATGATTGCTGCACGAATTCTTGGGTATGGAAAGCGATATGAGCCAACAGTACAATGTCCGGAGTGTGAACGATCTTCTGAAATTGAAGTTAACTTGGAATCGTTAGAAGAGCGAGACGTAGAGTTTAAAGATGCAATGAAAGGTACGAATGAATTTACATTTGATCTGCCAATGAGCAAGAAGGTTGTTGTGTTTAAACTATTGACATACAAAGACGAACTTAATGCTCAGAAAGAATTGGAATCACTTCGAAAGAATCTTAAGGGTGATGTTAGTAGTGAAGTGACTACTCGAATGCGATATTCTATTCTGTCTATTGATGGTGAGCGGGATCGCGCCGAACTAACAAAGTTCATTCAAAACATGCCTGCCAGAGATGCAATGGCCCTGAGAGAACATGCTCGTCATGTCAACCCGGACATTGATCTTACTTTTGATTTCAGTTGTCCAAAGTGTGGTCATGCAGATCGCGTGGAGGTACCTATTGATGCCACCTTTTTTTGGCCTAACTCCAGAGTATAAACTAGACCTGCACAAAACAATTTTTAACATGGTTACCTATGGTAAGGGAGGTTGGGATTGGACTACTATATACAATCTTCCAGTATACATTCGTAACTTTTACATTAAACAATTATCCGATGCGCTTGATGCAGAGCGCAAGGCACACAAAGAGGTTCGTAAATCATCGATGCCACTACCCCCTGATGTTAGCGGGCGTTAACTGAGAATGTGAGTGTTTGATCCAAATCCCCTGAACAATGTTCCTGACGATGTAAAAGACATGTATGAGAAGGCGTTTCGCTCTGCCAATGATGGTATGCGTGACGCCTTTAAGGACTTGCCTAAGCACATGCAAGAATCTCTTAATAGTGCAGGAATGAAGGATGCTATTAATGGATGGGGGGCGTTATCAAATAAGGTGAAAGATGCCAAGCATCAACTAGACGAAAAATCAAAAAGCCTCAAGAAAGTCATTGACATGGCTGAACATCTCAACGAATTGCTACGGGATCAAGCAGAGATTGAGATTGATATGGCTAAGGAATCTAGAGACAAAGCATCGACGCTTCAAGACTTTCTTCGTAAGCAAGAGAATGTTGATCGTACTACTGAACGATGGAATGGTAAGTTAAAGAAAAGCACGTCGTTGATAGATTCCATGCGATCATCGTATATGGGAGTATCTGATGCTCATGAAGAACTTAATGACCAACAAGGATTGTTCTCGTTAGGACAACTCAAGAACATTATTCTGGCAAAGCTGTTTGGTAGACAAATTGGGGGTGTGCTCGGAGGGTTTAAGGCACTGTCATCAGTGGCACTCGTTGCACTCGGTGCTATCGGTACGTCCATGCGCGTTGTTATTGGATATCTTGATGAAGCATATCAGATGTCTCGTACGATGGGATATAGCGTAGGGCAAAGTTTCCAGAATATTGGTGCGGGCATCTCAGATTGGGCCAATAGCTTACGAGAAGGCACCATTAGTAGTGTAAAGAGCCAAGTCGAGCTACGAAACTTATACTCACGAGATTTTGGAAATCGCGATGCGTCGTTGCAAGGACAGCAGATTTCCACGGACATGGTGGAGTACTATCGGCTATCTGCCGCCACAGCCAATAACATCAGAAGCAATCTTCTTCGCAATAATAGATTCGACGCTGCCGAGATGGGCAGAGATTTCAATAAGGTAATTAATACTGCAACGGCAAATGGGCTAGAGCCTGCTGAGTTTATGCATAGTATTGCAAAAGACTCAGCCATTTTTGCTACGTATGCAGAGCGTGGTACCGACGCATTCCTACGATCTAATATTCAGTTGCGTAAGATGGGTCTGTCTATGCAAGGCATGGGCGCGTTTTCTGATCGTATGGTGAATGATTTCGAAGCGTCACTGATGATGCAAGCTAAAATCCAAACTGTCCTTCCGGGCGCAGATTTTAGCGAAGTACAGTATGCCGCACAATTTGGAACTGAGGGGGATGTTGGGGCCGCATTGCAAAGTGCCCTTGGTGGAAAGAGCATCATGTCCCTTCCCCGTTCATTGCGTAATCTTCTTTCACAGTCTACAGGATTGGGTATGGAAGAGCTTCGCAACTTAGACCGTGGTCGCGCCCCAAATGATAAGGCAATCGTAACTGGTAGTGATCAAGATGAACGCTCAAAGATGGAAAAGTTCATTGGTAGTATGGACACCAGTATCAGTGCGCTAGGAATATTTACCACTGCGCTCACTGTTGCCGCTGGTGCAATTGGACTACATGCCACAGGCGTCGCCCTCGGTGGCACGACCGGAATATTGAAACTCCTTGGTAAGACTGGACTGGGCGCGTCTGCGAAGGCGGTAGGCGGCTCTGCGCTTAAGATCGGTGGTGCAGGCGCACGGGGGTTAGGGGCGCTGTCGCTTCTTGCTACGGGAGGACAAATCGCCCACGCGGCATACAGTGCCGCTCCCGGAACCAAAACAAGCGAAGCCATCAAAGAAACGAAACGAAACAAGTTTCAATTGGCTGGCACCGCTCTTGGTGGTGTAGCGGGTGGCATTCTTGGCGGCGGGCTTGGACTTGGTGTTGGCGCGGCTCCCGGAGCAGTGACAGGAACAATGTTAGGGGGATTGGCCGGTACGATTGCAGACGTATTGTGGAACTTTATGACTGATAAAAAGTCCACCCGCTCAGAAGTTCGGCATAGCGGAGGAATTGTTGGGCAAGGATTCCGTAGAATGCGTACGGTCAGCCCCGCCCTATTCAATAATGCGCCCAAATTTCACAAGGGATTGATGCCCGATGAAGTGCCGTCAATTCTCCAACGTGGAGAGGCAGTATTATCCCGCGTACAACTGGGAGGATTGACAAAACTATTGGGGTCTGTACAATCTCTTGGTAAGTTAGGATCGCAAGTTGGAAATTTGAAATTAGAAGGACTTGAAATTCTTGGAAAAGGAATAGAATCTCTCACCAAAGCATTTCCGGCGTCGGCTATGGGAGGACTGGAGCAGTTGGTATCTGGCGGCGGGTTTGGTGGAATTGGCGGGATGCTGTCTAAGGGCATCTCCAGTATCTTCGGTGGTGGAGACGGCAGCGGCGGCGGCGGTATTGGTGGGATGCTGTCTAAGGGCATCTCCAGTATCTTCGGTGGTGGAGAAGGTGGTGGATTTGGTGGGATGCTGTCTAAGGGCATCTCCAGTATCTTCGGTGGTGGAGAGGGTGGTGGATTTGGTGGGATGCTGTCTAAGGGCATCTCCAGTATCTTCGGTGGTGGAGAGGGTGGTAGTGGCGGTATTATGTCGTCTCTCTCGGGAGGATTGAAGGGCATCGGATCTAATCTGCTGTCAAAGCTTCCCGGCGGAGGAATACTTTCCGGACTCTTCGGCGGCGGAGAAGGTGGGGGTATTGGTGGTGCGCTCAAGGGTGGTCTGTCGGGCATTATAGGCAAGGGATTCGGCGCTAAGGCTGGCGCGATGCTAGGATCTGTATTTCCCGGTTTTGGTACGGTCATTGGAGGTGCATTAGGAGGTCTTGCTAGTAAGTTTGGTGGAAAGTTGGTAGGTGGTGCCGCCAATTTATTTGGTAAGATTCCCGGAGTGGGCAATATTGCCAAAGGCGTGTCGGGCGTTGCTGGTAAGATTGGCGGTGGTATCAAAAAACTATTTGGGTTTGGAAAGAAGAAGCAGGCTCCAAAACCTGTAGTTACACAGACCGCACCTACGGTAAATCCTGCAATGGACACCCTTGCTGCGGCGGCATTGCAGTATAGTGGCACCACCTTCGGTATGCCTGATGGGATGGGTGGCGCTCCCCGACAAAGTGGGAACGTTGATACGTCTAAATTAGAAGCGCTTCTATCGCAACTATTGGCCGCAACTCAAGAAGGCAAGAATATTTATCTTGATGGAAAGAAGGTTGGTAACACACTAGTATCTGCATATAGCCGAGACACGTAATGGCATTTAAGGGACTTGAGGATCGCTTTAATTCAAAAATAGAAAAGTTGTATCGGGGCACAGCGCGTGATAGCGGCGTTCGAGCACCGAGCGATGAGCCGTTTTTAGAATTTAAGCCTAATTCTCCTAATGCACGAGACACACGAAGTGATAATCGCATGTTGGCCATTGGCTCAACCGCTCGCGATTTTACTCGTATTGGGAATTATCTCAAGTCATCTGATGGGTTGAGATTTCTTGGGAAAGAAGCATTCCTCCAGACAGGAAATGCTTTCTCTGAAACGCGCATCATCAACCCATTATTCGTTGTCTCAAATATTCAACCATATGTTCACTTTGGTCGCAATATTGCTAACCCATCTGACTTTTCTATTGATGGAGATACAAAGTCTCCTGCGTCTACGGTAGAAATTGGCCGCGCCGGACGCCTCCAAAAGCACACGGCAAATGCAGCAAAGGCCCGCGTCGTAGGTAATAGTGGACGAATGGGGATATTGAATGTTCTAGCATCGTCAAAGATAATCAGCGCGATCACAAATACGTTTAGTGTTGCGACAGGAGGCTCAACGGGAGAAGATGAGCGTCCCGAAATGGATGTAGGAGGAACGTTCTATTCTATTGCAATATGGCAAGGATTTAAAAAGCAACAATCGCCTGCTTCGGCGCTACGTTCGGCAAGGGCAAATCTTCGCACGGGAAATGTTATTGGAGCAGTAAAAAATATTGCTCGTGCGGCCCAAGATTTTATTGTTGGGATTCGGCCATCTGGTCTGGGGCAGCGATCTGCACCACAAGGCCGTAATAACCCGAATGATTTTGAACTGGCAGGACGGCGATATTTCATCACCGATAATGACGCTGGCGCGGATCGATACCTCACAGATTCTATTATATTTAGCGCCGACCGACGCCCTGAAACTGTTACGGGATATTTAGATCGTCTCCCCGTTGCAATTTTGGGAGCCTCGCCTTCTATTCCGGGCGGTATTGGCAATGAAACCGATCCGAATGACCCAACTTCTCTTGCGTCGGCAATACCCCGAAGTTTTGCGGGTGCGACTGCCTTAGCTAATAGTTTGAGTGGAGGATTGTTTAATACTATCAAAAGTAACATCCAGCGAACTATTGAAACTGCTACGAGAGATATCCGAGCAGAAACCAATCGCACGGTACGTAGAGCAAACACCAACATTCGTAATGCGATTCCAGATGCGGCTCTTCCCCTCGTTCGCAAGCTTGCCCCACCGCCAAGCATTCTAACGTCTACCGGTATTGAAAGAGATCCCAATCCAGCAGAAGACAAGATGCTCTTTCCAGAGTTATCACTTCGTCAACAATATAACGATGACACGCGCCTAGAAGAAATTAAGAAAATTTTGGCTGATCAAAAGGCGAGTGCGGCTAAGTATTGGGAAGACAATACCGTATATAGAGGATGGATCGGTACTAATCAGTTGCGCCCCGGCCCAGATGTATTTGTTAACTCAAATGCTCGTAATCCGAGTCCGTCGTATTTGAAAGATGAAATGAATGTGCAGTCGGTATTCAAAGGAAACAAGGGAACGTCTATTTCTGATGCTACGCTCAAACGTATTAAGGGAGTGGCTGGTGGAGATGATTTGATTAATGTTCTATTTTATGATTTCGTGAACAGTAACACGGTCCCGTTTCGAGCATTTGTATCGAATATCAATGAAATCGTCATGCCAGAAGTATCAGACACTAGATATATTGGAAGGATAGATCGTAATGTGGTATATGTAGGAGTATCCCGTGAAGTATCATTTCAACTTCGCGTCCAAGCGTTTTCTAGTAAAGAACTTGCTGTTATCTGGAGAAAGATCAACTATATGACTGGGCTGTGTTACCCATCACGATATGATCAATTCGGGTTTATGATTCCTCCATTCGTTAAGTTGACATTAGGAGATGTATGGCGCGACCAACCGGGATATATCAAGTCATTATCACACACGTTTGAAGATGAGGGTTCGTGGGAGATTGTGCCGGATCATCAAGCACCACACGGCATTACTATGAACATTTCCTTTGCCATCCTTGAGAAGAATCAAATGGATACAGGAGGAATGTTCTACCCTGTTGGCGTTCCTCGGGCAGTGTCTCGAAATGCTGCGTTGGTTGGTCAACTTCCTGATCAGAAAAAGGCCGAGCTAGGTACAACTGAAACTCGCCCATCCCCGACCCCATCGATTAATGAAAATGTAACACCCACCCCTCCATCAACCGTAGCAGTGGCGAACAGAATTCGCACAACTGTTGGATTTGGTGGTGGATTCGGATAAGACTTTTACTAGGTATTCCACATGGCATTTCCTGAAGAACGATATGTAAAACTTGAGACGACGCGCCGATCCGATGGGAAGCTCGTTTACCGCTCTTGCCGCCCCGTCACGGTATCATCTGATCTTGCTAATGATACGGTATTCTATGCCAATGAAATGGATCGTATGGACGTTATCGCAAATAACGTATTCGGAACTCCTGATTCGTGGTGGAAAATTGCAGCAGCCAATCACCGTGTAAATGGTAGTATCTCTGTGCGTCCCGGATCTAAAATGACCATTCCGAAAATTTTCTAATGCCCGAACCAACAAGTAAAGTCGTTCGTCGGCCCTTTCCACAGCTTAATGCGTTTCGTCCATTTGTCATGGAGGAGTTGCGCCGCCGAAAGACCGCCTATCCAAATCCTATCAATTCTCCGTTTGTTAGATTAACATCTGCCAAGCATGATCCTGATAACAATTACATGTTCTTTACCATGGGACTGCATGGGTTTGGATCAGAAGATACCAATATTTTCGACATCACGTACGGTGGAGGAAAGGATGTCGTTGGATATGCATCTGATTTAAATTCACAAGATCTCACCCGCGCCGCCAAACGACTTATTTATAGCGACGAAATGGCAGCGGGAGAAATCCCTAGTTTGTTGAAGGCGCAATATGAAGCACTAGACCCTTCTAGAATTGCTAAAGTTCAAGAAGATTTAAATCGTCAAATTGGCGATCAGCGCATCATATATGCGGGCGGCGCACACCCCGTTCCCGGCATAACAAATATGTCCGTGCAGCGATCAGGATTGGGCGCTCCCCTTGTTGCAAATATTCAATGGTCATGCTACAATCGTACGCAACTTGAATTCCTTCGTAACCACTTCTTAGTGACCGGAGGATATTGCGTCATTGAGTTTGGACAAAATTTCCATGATAAGACCGTCAACAAGATAATTGACTTTCAGAATGTTGACGGTGCAAGAGCGGAAATTGTAAAGTGCATCATTGAAGGTCGAAAGTATGTAATTGATAATTACGTCAAGCCCAACGCTGGAAACTATGATTTCCTCGCAGGCGTTGTCGGAAACTTCACAGTAGATTTAGATGCCAAAACGGGTATTTACAATTGCACGACCACGATAGTAAGTGCGGGTGAGGAAGCATGGGGACTAAACAACCATATGACCATTGTTCGTAAAGGGCAAGACCAAGACAGCAATGATGTCATGCGGCCAAGTACGTTTCATGATTTCTTTCGCTATGGTGGGACGTTCGACAAGCTGATTACCGATGAGTTGAAGGCAAAAAATTACTTCAATGTGTCTAAGTACCAGTCAACAACGAAAGACTTCCAAGGTGATGCATTTCAAGGATATTCTAACAATTCAAAAGACTATCAATTTTTGAGTTGGAACTTCTTTTGCAATGTCGTCATTCCCCGCATGATGGAATTGATTTCTGATAAGGGAATCAAAGATGACGTAGCAAGCTTTATCAAGTTTTTCATCAACGCGCAAGATGAGCCTTCTGCGGTAGATGAGCAGACATGGGTAGGGGATCATAAAGACTTGCGCTCTGTTGAGCCAGACATCATGCTCTTGATCAAGTCTGGTATGAAAGAGGTTCCCGCAGAACTTACCACTGCTGGCTACTTTGATAAATTTCCCGGAAGCAACGGGTTTCGCGGAAAGTTGAACAAGGGCATGTGGCTCACAAGTGGCGTCATACGTCAATGCTTCCTCGAAACGGTGACGTTTCAACAGGCCATTAAAAGCATTCTGATTCGGATGAACAGCGCCACCGCTGGATACTGGCAGTTACAGCTATTCTTTGATGACGAAGTAGGCAAGTACAAAATTATTGACAACAAGTATAGTGATGGTAGGAATAAGACGCTGCCTGCATTTTACAAGTTTAATGTTGGTGGAAAGGGCGAGATGTTAAATGTTAATCTTGATAGCTCTTTCCCACCAGAATTGCTTACCCAAATGATGTTGTATGCAAAGTTCAAAGGAGAGTCTACTGCCAAGCAACAAGAGCTATTAGAACGATATCCTGCAATTGGTACTACTTCGACATTTGCATTGGCGTTGAACTGGACCAGTTTGATTGATGTAATTGAACTCGACATTGTTAAGGCTCGTCAAAAGAGAAATAGTACACCGAGTGCAGGAGAGGCATTGCAGCTTCCGGCAAAGGGATTAAGCAATACCCAATCGGATAATACTCGAACCTCAAATCGTGTGGCTGGCGCGGATTCCCCGAATATTGGTGCTCCCGCTGTCACAACGCGACAAACTCCTAACCCGAGCACTGGACAAGGCGCATCATCTATTGCAGCCCTTCCAGAAAATAGTACGTTTAGTAATGGATTAGGAGGCTTTTCAGAAACTGAAGTCGCTACGCGCAATAACGTCCGTCCACCAGCAGAACGTAGTGCAATGGTGAAAAGGGCAGATCAATATGAACAACTCATTGAAGCAAAAGCACAAAAATATAATGTTGATCCTGATCTAATCCGGGCAGTTATTGCCACTGAATCTTCATTTAATCCAACACAGCCACGCATTGAAGTAAAGATCAATGATGCAAGTCACGGGTTGATGCAAATTTTGCTATCTACTGCACAAGGAATGGGCTTTACTGGTACATCGGCAGAATTGACACAGCCTGATGTAAATGTTGATTACGGTACGAGAATTTTAGCAGCGAACCTTCGGGCGCGTGGCGGTAATATCGAAGATGCAATTTCTATGTACAATGGAGGCTATCGTCCAAATCTTGGGTTTGGTGCCATTGCGACGGCACCTGTCACGGTATGCCTTGCGCGTCATCAGGTTACTGGAGAGTGCATTACTCGTAGAACTGTTCCGGTGGGACAATATGGAAATCAACCACACGTTGATCGTGCTATAGGATACTACAACGAGTTTAAAGCTGATTCTGGCAAGCCTGCGTTTCAGGGGACCACCACCAACGGTACGCTCAATCCCCTAATACACAATACGTCCACTTCACAAGCAAAACGGGCCACACCGGGATATCGACCAACTCCCACTACACAATCACAACAAGAGCGCGAGGAAGCACAAGCCCGCACAGATAACATTGTCCAAAGATTTGGAGCTGGTGTATCCAATGTGATCGCGCCTTCCCCCTCTGCGATGATCAATCTCATTACTCGTGATGGATATACAAATCATCCAACGCCAAATAGTTTTGTGGCTCCGTTTCCAACAACGACCGCTTGCGAAGTTGAGCTACTAGGTATATCCGGTATTTCGATCTCGGATGGATTTATTGTAGATCGCCTTCCCTTCATTTTTGAGCGATATGGTGTGTTTCAAGTAACGGGTATGATGGATTCGATTACTGGATCTGGGTGGAAGACTAAAGTTCAGGGGTATTTTAAGATGATATGGCTAAACGGTGACGGGTCCGATCACCCATCCGAGCGATAAAATGTCAATTAAATATGAATTTGACTTAAATCAATTGTATCGACATATTTCAAATGTTCCTCCAAGTCTTAACATTCGACAGTTCGAAGAATTTTATCCTGAGCCGGACGATGTAGCTATTGACTCCGGTGTGATGATTCGCTACTTTGTTAGACAGGCCAATCATAATGTTGGATATATTACTGAAATTGATTACTCGACTTTCAATAAGTTTAGTTCAAACAATTTATATAGCATGATTGAGGTTCCTTGGCGTATCAAGGGAGAGTTGGACGATGAATTTGGTCCTCAACAAGGCAACACCAAAATTCGGCGGCACACTGGGGTAAAAACTGCAAATCGAATAACGCTACAATCTGTTGAAGAAAGTATGCCCGGAATCACTCGGCACTTGGGAGATCTTACGGAGTACTGGATCGGCACATAATATACAACTGGTTATATGATTTTTGTAGAATCTGCTGAAGAATTACTACTGTTCCTTAAAGAGTTTCGCACTCGGGAATCTATAGTTATTCCTGTGTTTTCGGACACAGAAATGCATCCTGCAATAAACACACTTTCTCTACTGTATATTCGGTTTGATCACGAGGAATCGTATATTCTTTCGTTCAATCACAACGAAGCAGTTTCCCTTCCTCCCGAAGCCGTCGAGTCCCTTGATACATCGCAGATCATCTACACCCCATTCGCGGCGGCGCTCTGTCACGTATTACGCCTTAAACAGGGACCACTCGACCTCAGAGGACTTGAATACTTTGGAGCAGGAGAGTACATCGAGCCGTCCAAATTCTACACTTCCTCCCAACGAGCGTTTTATGCCCGACTCCACCAACACACAAACGTAAATAGCGCACTGCCGCTAATGGTACTTGTTGAGTATCTCACAAACTATGCGAACCATTTGTCGGCGGTGTTAGAGATGAACCGCCACTATATTGGAACAACTGGTTTTGCGTTCCATAATGATGTTGTTCGACCTGCATGCACGTTTATGGAATCTTCTGGAATACATGTAGAGCGTGACGCATTTATCAAGAAGTATGGTGAGCGCAGCGAGCGAGTATTACAAGAATCCCTCGCGTTCACAGAATATAATCCATACACTTTGGCAGGACGAGTATCGAACAAATTTGGTGGAATTAGTTTTACATCATTAAATAAGCATGATGGTACTCGGAAAATGTTTACTAGTAGATTTTCTGATGGTGCCATGGTATTAATCGATTTTGAAAGTTTTCATTTGCGATTAATTGGGCAGCTTATGAATTATCAACTGCCCCCCGAGTCACTACATGATTATTTTGGAAGGCAATATTTTCAAAAGGATACGCTTACTCCTTTGGAATATGATGAAAGCAAGCGAATTACATTTTCGTTGCTATATGGGGATTCGACGGATGCTGATATACCATTCTTTCAGAAGGCGCAGGAGTACGTTAGGGAGCTTTGGGAGTCTGCGACGGCTACAGGTATGGTTGTCTCCCCAACGGGCCGTAGAGTGGCACTGGAGCGCATAGAATCACCCTCGCCGTCCAAGCTATTCAACTATATAATCCAACTTCGAGAGATGGAGGTTGGAATGCAGAGTATTTTAAATCTCATGCCTACATTCGCGTCATGCCGTAGTAAGGTAGTGCTCTATACATATGACTCTATTCTTATTGATTTTTGCAAGGCAGATGGGCATGAATTGCTGCACAAAACTATCTCTACATTGGAGCAGAATTCAACATATCCGGTTCGAATTTATGCTGGTAAGTCGTATGACTCATTGCGGAACATAACAGCGGGCATTAATGGCATAGCGAAATAACCCGTATCGGCCTCGACCTGTACTACTTATTTCAAGTAACTTAATCCTATACAAATCACGACGTTACAGGTATGCCATATGAATCAGACACAATTACTATGAATCAGACACAATTACTATGTACATTTACGACCATTGCGCTATTAGACGAGACGCTTCAACAGATTACCGATACGTACGATGTCGCATTTGACACGATTTATGTATTAGCGAGCGCCGAGGATTCCAACTCTCTTTCGTGTACATATAATATCAACGCAAATAGTCCTGTTAGAGGACATGTTTCTCGTGCGACCATTAGTTTGCACAGGAAAAAGGCAACAAATACATTGTATACAATCAATGCATTAAACTTGTTAGTTGCTGAATTAAATAATGGTCAACCTGACCCTAACTTCCAAGTACCATGGGAAGATTACCGCAATTCTATACTGGTCACAGCGTATAGTAAATTGAAGCGAATTAACACGAAATTATTTAAGATTATCAAGCTTTCTGATCTTTGAAAATTTAGGTAAATTTGCGTGACGATTCGCTATTTTAGTCACTATGTATTTGGGCACATTACGTGAGTTGTGAAATTATACATCGGTGCCACTTGACAAAAAGAATCACACGGTGTACGGTTAGTTGAAGATGTACAAACGGTTATATTTTATAGTGGTAACTAGATTACCATCACTTACCTATCATTAGGAAAAACTACTATGGATATCAAAGCGATCAGAGCGAGACTAGCACAGTTGAACAAAAGGGGCGGCGCAGGCTCTGAACACATGTTGAAGTTGGAAGAAGGAACTACTCGGGTTAGAATTGTTCCACTGAAGGGATCAGAGGATTACCCGTTTATTGAAATGCAGTTTCATTACCAGATGGGCGGCAAGACCTATCTATCTCCGCTCACATATGGCGAGCGTGACCCCATTGCAGAATTCTCTGATGCGTTAGTCGCAGAAGGAGGACTCTCCAAGGAAGATTACAAGGCGGCGAAGAAGTTCTACCCAACGTCAAGAACCTACCTTCCAGTAGTTGTACGTGGAAAGGAAAAGGAAGGCGTAAAGTTCTGGGGATTTGGTATCACGATCTTCAAGAAACTGCTGGCCATTTTTGCGGATGAGGAATACCTCAACATTGCCGATTCAAAAACGGGGCGCGATCTGAAGTTGACGTTCACTCCAAAGGAACAGTCTTCCACGGATTTTGCAGAAACTGAAATCATGGTAGCAGGGAATACGAATGTCCTTACTAACGATGATGAGCTACTCGCTGCATTACTAGATGATCAGCCAGTACTTCTTGATCAGTATACCAAGCACACATACGAAGCGTTGAGCGCGGTGCTTGAGCGCGTGGTAAATCCGGGCGTTTCGCCTACTGCCCTTGCCAATAACGCTTCAATCGACGAAGAGTGGGGAGAGGCCGAAGCTGAAAAGTCAGCAAAGAAGGCAAAGAAGCCTGCTAAGAAAATTGATGTTGA